GTGGTGAAGGCGAATGCCAATATTGGCCTACTATCACTACAACCGAACCAACTACCGCCACAACTGCCGAATTGCAACGCTACCGCGTGAAAGTCGTTGAGGTGATCACGGGCGATGATGAAGGAGAAGTTGCTCATATCGTCAGCAAAGACGGCTACACCATCGGTGGTATCTACGCGCTTGACACCGAGCAAACATTCCAATTAAATGACATTATTTATGCAGTAATCGTTGACGAATATACTGCCGTACCATTTTGGGAGTGGTTGGAAGATAACAAAACCGATGAAAACGTTGTATTAAATATCCTTGACGATTGCGATTATTACCTTTTAATTGTGGTTGACAGACGTGATTGCAACGATGGCTATGAATACATATTCCAAGAAAACGGGCAACCAACGCCACAGGACGAATGGATTTACTGCGATGAACTATTTAGCATTAACGATTATGTTTTAGGAATTGAATACAACATATATGATGGAACAAATCGGGAAGAGTTCGTTCTATATGATTTGGAATAGGAGGCAGTAGAATGAAATGTTATACCATCGGAACATCATCTTACACGCCAACCGTTCCTGTGCCGCTTATTGTAATGCAGCGTATTGTCGCATTGTCGAAAACAGCAGGGGAGAACACGAAAGCAACCATCGGCGATCTTGCGCAGCACTACATTGACGAGTACATGCGGGAACTTGAAAAGGACATAGTTAATTGGTAAATAAGCGTAATACCGACAAAACAGGTCTATGGCAACGATTTTATTAAAACCCATATAAACAATACCAAATGAAATAAAACGCGAAATAAGCGCATATTTATCTTGCGCTTTTTTTTATGGGGTGTTATATTATATCTGAAAAGGGGAAATATCCCTATTTTGTGTTATTAGGAGACGAAACTATGAAAGTCGGAAGAAAACCAAAGTATGATTTTTGGATTACCGAAGATGGGCTTACTTTAATTTCGGGTTGGACTCGACGCGGTTTAACCAAAGAAGAAGTAGCTGGTAATATAGGAATTAACCCCGCGACATTATACGACTGGATTAAACAATTTCCCGAATTAGACAACGCATTAAAAATAACCAAGGACATTGCTGACTGTTTAGTTGAAAATGCCTTATTCAAAAATGCCACTGGGTATTATTACGAGGAAGAAATTATAATTGACGGATCAAAGGTTAGTGTTAGAAAGTTTCAAAAGGCCGATACGACAGCTCAAATATACTGGACTAAAAACCGTAACTCGACAGATTGGCGCGATAGAACGGTAATTGATGCTAATGTTAATCAAACTCCTCCGGTAATTGCCGATGACAGCAAAGACGATTGAACAACGTTATCCCGGGCGGAAGATAATACGTATATCTGAAATTGTGGCAAAACCTCACCTTAAACATTTCGCTGATAGGACTACTCGGCATCAAATTGACAAGGGCGGTAGATCAAGCGGCAAGTCATCAAAGAATGAAGTAAAGATACCATACTTGTTTTTGTCCGATTCAACGGCGGAATGTGCAGTAGTCAGAGCTAATTACAAAGACCATCGTGATACTACTTTCGCTGGGCTTAGGATTGGGTTTTCGCGACTTGGATGGCCGTTAACGCCCGAGAGAGATTACCCAACTGGTAAATCATCGCCAATGTTTATTAAAACACCACAGGGTAATTATGTACATTTCGTAGGGTTGAATGATTATGAATCAATGAAAGGCGCAAGACCGACTAAAGATGGCAATCAAATAAAAATATTGTGGCTATTTGAAATTACGCAGTTTGCAAGTAAGTTTGATATGGACAACGTAATTGCGAACTTCATTAGAGGCAGCAAGGATTGGTTTATCATTTTGTACGAGTTCAACCCGCCACCTAAAAAAACGCACTGGGTATATGAATGGCTTTCTACGATGCAAGACCGGCAAGACACATATATACAGCATACTAATTATAACGACTTGCCTGAATGGCAACAGCATAACTGGCTTGGTGATCCGGCATTAGAAGAAATTGAAATGATGAAAGAAATTGATTTTGAGCAATACAAGTCTATTTATTTAGGACAACCAGCCAATTTAAGCGGCACGGTTTACAAGAAGTTTGATGAAAGAATTCATGTTAAACACGTTGAAGAAAAACAATTCATGCACTTGTTTATTGGCGTTGATTATGGCGAAACAGACGCAACATCGTTTGTATTGTATGGCTTATTGCCAAACTGGACTGGTGTAAGATTCCCAAAACAATACTGGCATAAAAACACAGTGAGCCAAGGCGACAAAGGCGTGATCGAATACGCTGACGACTTCTTCAGGTTTGCTGAAGAGTGTTACAAAACCTATGGCAAGGTTATGAGAGCGTATGTTGACAGCGCAGCTAAGCATTTCTGGAGTTATTTAAAACGCGAAAGAATACGCCGGGCGATTGGGTATGTAATCATTGAAGAAACAAACAAACAACCACGCGGTGAAAAGTATGACTCAGCGATCGAGGAAAGAATAGCGATAATGAATCTAATGTGTGCGTTGCCGGGCTATATGCAAATTGATCCGTCTTGCAAACATTTAATAAAGGCTTTAATCGAATGCGAACGAGACGCCAATGGCAATAGAAGAGACGATGGAACGACAGATATTGACAGTTTAGATAGTTGCGAGTATGGGTGGCTTGATGATATTCCGATGATTGAATCGGCAATATTACGTGCCAAAGGTTATGTCAGAACTGAAAAGGGGGCAAATTGTGGACAGCAAATATATTAGTAGTTTAGCAAATGTAACAAAAAGGCACGGTTATAACCCAATTATTGGCGATATACAATTAAAACAACAAGAATGGCTGTCTTGGTTCAGAGGAAGCGTTAATGAGTTTCATACGTTTACCCAGAAAATAAATGGCATTACCGAATCGTTCGAGCGCCAAACAATGAACATGCCTAAAAAACTATGTGAAGATATGGCCACGTTGCTGTGGAATGAGAAATGTCATATTATCATAGAAGATGAGCCAACAAGTACGCTTGTTAACCAAATATTGGAAGATAATAACTTTGATGAAAACATGGCAGCGATAATTGAAACGGCATTTGGCATGGGTATGGGTTATATAGTTGAGTATCTTGACAATGGCGAAACTAAACTTGATTTCATTAACTTTGAAAACGCGTTACCGTTGGCATGGAACAATCGAAGAGTAACTGCTTTAGCAACGTTTAGCCAGCAAGCAATCGAAAAAAAGTATTACACTCATATACAGTATCACGAAATTAAAAATGGTAAATATACAGTAACACACGAAGCGTATATATCTGGCGATTCGCAGAACGTAGGAAAGAGAACAAGCTTAGATTATGTATTAGGCAAAGGAACGGGGTTAGATTACTCATTTACATTTGATTCAGCAACCCCCGGATTTCAAGTTATCAAGCCAAACATTCAAAACCAGCATAACATTAATTCTCCGTATGGTGTAAGCGTATACTCAACGATGATCTCATACTTTAAAATCGCAGATACATTATTCGATATGTTTCAATCGGAAGCTGAAGATAACCGCACAAGAATTATTGTTGATTCACAATTATTAGAAACTAAAATGGTTGATAATGAAGAAACCGGAGAAGTGCAATTCGTTAATTATTTCAATCGAAAAGACACGTGTTTAATGGCTTTGCCTATCCGGCGTAAAAATGGAGACGACGGACAAAAGGCTATTGAATACTTTCAAGGCGATTTCCGAATGGACATGCTTGAAATTGGGTTAAATAAAATCTTGCAGACAATCGGATTTAGAGCCGGTTTAGGAAAGAACTTTTATTTATTCAATGAGCAAGGTCAGTATCAAAACGAAAAGAATGTTATTCATTCAAGCGCAGAAACTTATAAAACAAAGAAAAAGCATGAAAAAATCCTTGGAAGAGCTATTAAAGATATGATTCGGTCAATACTTGTCTTAGAAAAAACAGTAGGGAGATATAATGGCGATCCAAATAAAATCGTTATCAAGGTTGAGTTTGATGATTCAATTGTTCAAGACGATGAAGCAATCGCGTTGAACTGGACTAACTTAGCCGACAAAGGTTATATTCCACCGTATTATGCGGTTGCGAAAACATTAAAGATACCGCTCGAAGAAGCAATCAAGATGTATGAAGAAGAAATAGCACGAAAAAAAGCAATCATTCAAGCGTATGAACCTGTAGAGGGAATGGAAAATGACGCGGAAACAACGTGATGATTTAGAAGAAGCATTTATCTATTTCATCGCAATATACGCTTGGTTGCAATATTCTAATTATATCAAAGGAATTATAGCGGGTGAGAAAGAAAAAGCGTTAGACGGCAATATTGCGCTTGTAACAGCGGTGTTTGCAAATATCGCGTTGCAAATGCAAGGCGTTATACCTAAGACCAAGATTATAGATACATACATTCCGGGCGCTGAAAAAGAGTTTGCTAAGTTTGTAATGAAGCATCCACCTGAAGTGAAAACAACGCCAGTTAAGGTTGAAACGCCAAATATCATGTACGAAGCAAGAGTTTTAAGAAGAGCCAATAAAACCGAAGAAGAAATAACAAAGACTTTGGAAAAAAGATACGCTTCTAAAGTTAGGTCAATAAGGGCGCTAAGAACTGAGGGGCATGAAATATTAGAGAAAAGAAAGAATGAAGAAGCAGCGTCAGTTGGCATGAAAAAGAAAATATGGCGAACGCAAAGAGATGATGATGTTCGAGATACGGCATGGCACGATAACGTTGCGGATCAAGAGGTTAATATTTACGATGATTTCAAAGCGGCAGGAATGAAAGCCAATCATCCGGGCGATATACGATTACCCCCGGGAGAAAGAATTAATTGCCGTTGTTATTTAGAATATGTGAAATAAACCGCTTGGGGTTTAAAACCAAGGCATGAAAATATGGGCAGCGCGATGCCGACTAAATTCGCGGATGTCTGCTCAAGACATTAAAAGAGAGGGTATCATGGATAGAATTGATAGAATTGTTGCGAAAAATACTCACGATGGTGTAATCGACTGGGAAGCGGTCGAGGTTAAAGTTAA